TAAATATTCCTCGCCAACTCTTAAAGAAACTCTTGCCAAGATTTCTTCGGCGTTACGGTAAGGTAAATCCCATCCCTCCTCAGCGGAATAATTACTTAGATCTATATAGGTTTGTACAATAGTAGATACGTCTACCATACAAGCGCCTGAGGGATTAGGTCTCTGTTTTAGTCTATAGTTATAAGTCGTTGACCCGTTAATATAGATATCAATAACAAAACTAAAATCAGTTTGTGTTATTTGGTTAGAAGTAAAACTCCATACTATAGGATTGTAAGCGGGTGACCAAATATGTGGGCGGTAATATACAGTGGTGATTGCCATGTTATACTTTTGTTTTTTTCATTTTGTTATATTCTTCTCTCTCCTTTTTCACTTCGTCAGATTTCCACGCCAACCAGTTAAATGCTTCTCTGACTGATAACTTAGCAGCGTCTCGTATATGTCTAGGATCGTATCCTGAGAGTGTGTTGAGCGTTCCCCACCAAGATCTAGCAACAGCATTAGGGTCTCCAATATTTCTTTTTCTATCTTCTTGTCCATCTTCGCCTTCAACGTCTCGTCTATCAAAAAGTTTATTGTACTCACGTAAGATGCTCTTCCTGAAAGCAAAAAAAAACTTATTGCTGACTTTACATACTTAAGGTTTAGTTCTTTAAAGATCTCACACTGTTCTTCGTAATCTATATCCGAATAGTCCATGATCTTATTCTTGAATAAACCTTTCTTAACTATAGGGCGGTATAGAATTGCCAGCGCTTCGTGTACTCTCTTAGTGGAATTAGGTGAACTTAGAATAACGTCTAGGTCGGCGAATTCTCCAATGCTCATTTCGTTTAGATTAACAAGTCCATACTTAACTCCGTTTAGTGTAAACTCCCGTTCTATCTTAGAAATGTCGTAAGAAAAATTAGAGGATAAAAAGTTATTCAGGGCGGTCCAAAGAAGAGTCCATTGGTCTACCCTTAGTTTCTTTAACTGCTTTACCTCACAACCGGAGAGTACTGAAATAAGTTCGAATTGGGATTTGTTATCATCTGAGTGGAGAAGAGGTTCTATCTCGTAATATTTCTTTATAGAGATTTCTCCTATCGAATAAGTTACCCCGCCCGTTTCAAATTCTATCTTTCTTTCTTGAATTTTATCTTTCATCGTTTTCTTCTTAGTTGAAATCTTAAATAATCTTCTAGGGCGGCGCCAATAATTCCACTTACTTTTGCTCTATCTAGTTGGGAAAGACTAGTCCAGAATTGGGGCATGATCCCTTTCTTGTTTGGGTCTATGTTCTTACGATATCCCATAAAAGGTTTTCTTTCCGCCGGGGTAACCTTGAAATCATAAGTTCCAAGATCCACATAAACCCCGTACTGCTTATAGTCCGACCTAAATAGGATATTACCATTACTAGATAAAGATCCCTTGACCTTGATACTATTCTTAAGAGTCCCAGTTCTTACGGGTACCTGTTTCTTAAGAACCAATGTGATTAGTTCCTCCGCTCTTTTTATCGCCTTTTGTAAATAAGGATTTTTCGCCATAATTAATTAAAAGCAGCGTCACAAAGATTAAAGGGAGATTTAACTATAACGTTTATCTGGGCGGTCCATCCACAAAGATTATTGTTAAACCTTTCCATAAAAGGAACTATGTTTATCGGGGTTTCTAGTTCTATGTCTACCTCACTCCAGTCCGTAAGAATAATCTTAGAGAAAATGTCTTGCATTATCATAAGAGTATTGTTGTGAGTATTAATTTGTAGATCTTCCTCGTTTACCGCTATATCCGCTACAATAAAAGAAAACCCTAGGGTCATTTTACCAAAGCGGTCTAGAGAGGATAAACCAGGGATAAGAAAAGCAACGGGAAATCTCTGAAATGTATGTTCGAAATTCTGGATATCTAGGTCGGATAACTCGCCCACCTGAAATTGCTTTACTGACATTTGGTCTAGACATATAGTCTGAAATAATTCAATAACTTGTTTATATGTAGTGACTGGTGTAGACATGTAGCGTTTTCTATTAAGTATATTAGTTCAGTTATTTATCGGAGATTTATAGAACCTCGAAACCAGTCCGGGATTTCCCAAGGACAGCATATCTCGGTCCATCCTGAAGAGATGCAACCCCGTATCTTAGGGCGTCCATTAAGTGGTTGTATTGGTCTATGGGTTTATCCGTTCCTAGTCTATAACTATAGTTATGATATTCTTCGATAAGATTAGTGGAAGAAGAACTAGCAATGACCTCGTAAGAGTTTATTCTCTCTATCCCAGATCTTATAGAGTCTGGTCCTTTAACGCTGGGGTATATGTTTTTCCATCCCAATCTCTTCAAGGTCTCTATCGATCTAGGATCTGCTGAGTCGGCATAAATACTAGCGGGGCGGGGTATACCTAAACTTAACATTCGCTCGGATAGATCATCGTTGGTATATCCCTGGGCGTAAAGTAATTCTTCTACCCAAAGTGTCTTACCCTTTTTATAGATTTTAACTATAGCAGTTGGGTCGGAGGCAAAACCAAAGTCTAGTCCGTAAACTATTTCACATTCGGGATCTGGTTTAATCTCCGCCCATTTCCAGGTCTTAAAGATCTGACCCTCTCCCATATCTCTCCATCTTCCCAAGATGTGGTGGTCGTAATAACTCCGGTCTATTTCTTTGGATTCTTCCCACTCCTTTACCTTGCCCTGGTCTAGGTTCTTAGCGTTATCGTGATAAGTGGTATGTAGGAAACCGTGATTGGTTAACCACTTAGGATTTGGCGTTTCGTCCGGGAGATAAAACCTTCTAAAGATCCAGTGGTTCTTAGCAGTGGGATTGAAGAGTAGGAATATCTTTCTCTCCGTGCCCTTGTGACGAAAAGAGTCTATTAGTTTTAGATATTCTTCCTCGGAGGGTAACTCTGTCGCCTCGTCTATTAGTAGGTGAGTTACCCGGGCAAGTCCTTTACCTTTAGCGGTCATTGTACCCTCTGATAATTTCATAGAGTGGGTAAGGATCATATTACCATTTAGTCTATTCCTTACCTCGTCGCCCTTTATAGATATTAACCCCGTTAAACCCCACTGCTCAATAAGGTCTAGGATATCCCGGTAAATAGAATTAGTTAATGCCTTAGAAGTATAACGGGCGACTACACCTCTGAAGTAACCTTCACCTATGAGGTTAAGGATAAAGTAAGCAGCAATGTTTGTAGATTTTCCGCTTGCCCTGCCTCCTGAGATAACCCAATAGGTTTTCTTTTCCCAGAAGATTGGGGCGTAAGATTCTAGAAACTTAAATTGGTTCATTAATCCTGCTTAGGTGGGATAATAATCTGGAAAGGTTGTATTGGTTCTCCGCCCGGTCCGGTAATCTCGTGTCTCTCTGAGTAACCCCTGTTCCTACCTTTAGTCTTTAACCAGAATATAGTAGCGGTAGTGTTGTTGTCCTTAATCTGTCTATAGAGTTGGGATTCTACAAAATCGAATGCAATGTTTTCTATGTCGTTAACCTGGGCGGCGAATTCTTCGTCCTCCTTCATCCAGTTATAGAATTGTGTTCTTCCTATCCCCGCCTTCTTACATGCTGAGGTCACTACCCCTAAACTAGATTCCAATGCAGCGATTACTGCTTTTTTCTTTTGTTCAGTGCTGTTCATATTAAGATTGTGATTTTTGGTAATCCCTTCTGAGTTGGATCTGTCTCTTCGCCTCCCATGCTTTGGTATACTCCACGTCTTTAAAGAGTTTAGAGAAACCAGTAATGTGCTTTAACTTAAGGATCTCTTCGGGTTCCATACCTAGGTGGTTACAGATCTCTTCGTCCGACCATCCGTTCTGTAACATTTCGAATACCATGTTACCCATCCCGGTGACTGAGTGTTCTCCTCTCGCCCGGTTGTGCCTTACCGTCGCCGCCATTCTATCGTTAATGTCTTTCTCTATCACTACTATAGGGATCATACCATTGTTTTTCTCATATATATCCTTTTGGTTCTTGCAAGTAAAATAGCGGTGGAACCCGTCTACGATAATATACTTTTCCTCTTCGGGATCGAATATGGTAACTATAGGTTGTGTATACCCATCATGCTTAATAGACTTATAGAGAAGTCCCATCTCTACCTTTGCTACAGAGTTAGGGTTGTAGTCGTTGGGTTGTACCTTCTCTACGGGAACCCAGATAACTCTGTCTATGGGTTGCTCCTGGTTGGGCGAATATAACTCAGAAATGTTTTTCCTTAATTCGTTTAGGAATTCGAATTTATTCTCCGCCTGGTCGTAACTAGTCTTCAGTAACTGTAGTATGTCTTTCATTTTGTTTATTTAGTTTAGAGATGATATCCTGTATTTCTTCGTTAGTAAAATACTTAGTATCCAATAATAATTTATTATCTATCCTGCCGTTCTTATATTTCCTATACCCATGTACTCTATGACCCGCTTCGAAATTTGCTAGTTTAGTGAAGTCCCAGTCAGAAGAAAGTATAGTGTTAACTGCAATCCGCCAGAAGTCAGATTTAATTAAAGGTCCATCGTATATCTTTTTCTTAGTCCCTATCTTCTTTAAGAACTTCTCTCTATAAATGTCTTCCTGAAT